GCCATATGCTATTAAGCGATACGGATAATTGCGTTACTGGCATCAAACGTTGGGAAAATGATAGTGAAGTCACCTGCAGTAGATGTCTTATCACCACCAAAGTCCAACACGCATACAGCTGCGTTAGTTAATGAAGCGTTAGCATTGTCATTAGCCGAAGGTGTGGTGTTATAAATCAAAGCGCCACGAGCAGTAGTAGTAACGTTGGTGAATGTTAAATCACTAAAGTCAGTAAAACCTGTACCAGCAGTAGAGTTAGTATTAGTAGTACCAACACCTGTATTGGTAAGCGCTAAACCACCAGCAGTAACGCCAGAAGCCTCGTTAGAAGCAGAATACGTAGTAGTATTTGCGTCCAAAGAAGCAGATGATGTGTACAACGCTAGTTTGAAAGTATCGGCACCAGCTTGACCTGCTGGACGAAAATCGTGAACACCAAGCAAAAGCTGGGCTTTAAATGATGTGCACATCGCTTGAGTAATAGCCATTTGAAACTCCTATTCGTTCAATAAAAAAGTTAGCTCAGGATGACCAGCTTCCCGTAATCGGTTAGCAATGGTCGTGCGGTCTGAGCGCACCGCTTCTTTTAGATAAAACACTAAAACACTTTGTATGTTCTCTCTAAATGCTTCTGCCTGATCACGAATGGCAGGGTGTGACTTAGAGCCAACATAAATAATTTTGTCGATAGCACGTTCTGCAATCTCTTCTGGGGTAAAGCCTCTACCCTGCGAAGTTTTCACAATAACGTTGCCATTCATAAAGCCTTCTACTGTATCGAAATTCATCGTACTGGGTACCTTGCTTGTAAAGTCCTATACATATCTTGACGGTTCTTACCCCCACTAAGCTGTAACAACAAGGTCATGCCCTCGTCATAACGCTTCTGGTAACTAGCAATAACATCCGCCTCACCCTTCATAAATACATAAGCTTCCAACAGCGAACCATACAACAACACTTGGTCAAAGTTATTTCCAAGCCAAGACTGACCGTTTGCAGCGTCTACAATAGACTGTGGATAGTAGAAATAATGCAGCTCACTGTTGTAATCAGCGTCTGGTGTGGGTCCTAAAATAAATGTTACTTCATTAAAAATAGCGTAGTACTCTGGTGTACCGGTAACATCTGGATCTGGGTAACACGAACGAATAAACTCTACGTCTTTATTAAGCAAATACGTCTGTGCATTCGTTACTGGGTCAATGACCGACAACGAAAATGTTGCTTTCCAGTCAGATGGTACGTTTAAATACTTGTTACCTGTAGTGCAATTACCCGTTACGTTCTTACGAAATACAGGTAACTGAACCGAGTTATAAATTCTCTGCTCTGCTTGGCGAATAAACGTATTAATCTGTTCTGTACTTGTAAAGGTAACAGTGCCCGTCTCGGCAGTATCAGTCCAAGTAGTAGATGGGAAGTCGTTCTCGACGTACCCTTTAATCGTCTCAAATAGAGTAGAGTAATTCATTAGGGTTTACCCCATCTTTGTACTGTGACCACGACCCTTAGTCTGTGCTTTACCGCCACGAGTCATTTGGGTTTGGGTGTTAGGTACATTGTTAGGATATCCAGAGTCTTCCTTATTTAAAGGCACTGTATAAACCTTGGGTTGCGTGTACTTCCCAATAGGATCAGCTGTCTCAGCTGGGAAATAAGAAAATGTATCGTTATTCATATTAACGGCCCCTTCCGGCAGATTTTTTGTAAGTAAAGGATGAAGCCCGTTGGTTCATAACCTTTGCCATACCACGTCCGTATTTTTTCATATCTTCGTTGGTTTTACCACCTTTACGCATCTTTTTTACGTCTGCGTCTGGATGGGCACCTGCGCCTTTAGCCATATGTTTTTTCAATGCTTCTTTAGTTGTTGCCATTTTTAACTCCTAAGTTATCGTTACAGTTGCCGTACCCACCGCACCTGCCATAGTCAATGTGCTTGGTGTTAACGGGTTATCAATACCTCTTGGACCCCCTACAGGATTCCAACCCCACTGAATCACTCGACTACCCACAGTTGGGAAACCAAGTGAATTTACATTAGTACTTGGAATGTTGGAAATTTGTAACCCCGAAGTACCTGCTTCAAAATACCCTATATCTGGTCTAGGATCCCGTACAGCCTGTGGATCATTAACCGGATACAAGCCAAGCGATAACTGCGGCTGATCGGGCTCCCAACACTCTTTACATACCTTAATATTAACGTTTTTAGTCTTAATAATTAGGGTTTTTAGTTCTTTTAATTTAAAGCGAAATCCACACCTATCGCACTGCGATATCGCTATACGACCCGATGTAAACTTGGTGGTCACTAGTACCCCCCGCTACCTATATACATTTCACGAGGAACAAAGCGCTGGGAAGCCTTCTCACGGTCTTCACCTGCGGCAATAGTCCACTGCTCTTCGTAGGCTAATTTAAGTATTTCTGTGCGGTTCATAGCATCAGGAATCTTCAAGGACAGGTGGTATGCCAATCCTGCAACCATACATGGAAGAAAACGAAATGGGATGTCGGGGGTGTATGTGCCGCCGTCTCCCGTATTCTGCACCCTACGTAGTCTCCAGTACACAAAAGTATATGGGGTAGAACTGTCTGGGGTAGGCCAAACATAGATGGCAGGTAGGTTAACCACCGACACAGCTGCTGTTGCAATATGCGTAGCCGCCGTTGTATTTGACTGTCCACGAACGCAGTTTTGTAGCTCGTTACCACTAATATTAGTGTAGCCAATAATCTCTGCACCAATCTGAATGAAGCCAGCAGTACCAAACCCATCAGTAGAACTTAGGGTAATTGTGGTATCAGTAGCGCTAATTGTGGTGCTTAGTGTGGCAGTTGTCAGGTTAGTTTGACCCGACTGTCTATTAATCCAGACTTGAATTGGCAAGCCTGTAGTTGTTTTATTAGGTATTGCTGCGTAAGTAGAAACACTAATACGGCTGATATTGATATCAATTTGATTAGTTGTATTGTCATTTCTACGAATTACTTGATCTAGCAGATCAATAGTATCAATTGGTAATGGGTAAATCGGGTTGTTGTAGGTTAAATTAATCTGACCTTCTTCAATAGTCCAAAGATTAATACCACGATTAGCCCACTCAATAGCCAAAAGATTAAGGCTGCGACGGGCGGTACGCAAGTCATAACCAGTACGAAGCTCGGAACCACATCGTTCAAACGCTTCTTCCACGATCTCACGTATCTGCAGGTCAAAATTTGATTCGCCGCTTGTGCTCATATCACTTTCCTAAAAGGCTTAACTTTTTTCTTGATCGTTTTAGGCTGGGAGACGAATTGTTTTCCAGCAGCTTTTCCTGCTCTCTTAGCTCTTGTTGTAGCTGCGTATTCAGCAGGAGACAGCGCTTTGATTGCTCGCTCTGGTAAATATCTTTCTCCCGTGTCGCTTGAACGCTTCCCAGACTTAGTTGTCCACTTTTGAGCGGTCCAAGCTTTAAGAGAACGCTGACTTTTTGCAAGGCCGCCTCCAGCTAATTTTTTCTTACGTCCAGCGCAATGAGCTCGCTCCGAAAACCCTTTTGGGCTCTCGCAGTTGACTGATTTTTTGCGTTTGTCGGACCATTTCATTTTTTTAACTTAGACAAAGTCTGCGCTAATCTTGCACGTTGACCCATCTTGCCAGGCTTTTTAGCAGCTGCAGCAAGCTTTTTAGCAGGGATTTTCTCACCTTTTTTAACGCCCATAGACGCCCTCAAAGCACCGGGTTTCTTAATGGCAGACTGAATAAATTTAGCGGAGCCACCCTTTTTGGCAAAACCCATTTTATTACGCACATCTTCAGGTAGTTTTGCTAAACCACTATTTTCTTTTGGAACTTCTTTAAGAGCCATTATTTATATCCTCCACCTTTTTCTTTATAACGTTTAGCTAAGAGTTGTGCTTTCCTAGCAGACCACTGACCCGCCGCTGTACCGTGAGTAGCCGATGCTTTAATACTGTTAAATAAAGCTTTGCGCATACCAGGTTTTGTATAGTTACCAGCTTTATTAACCGTACTACCGCCCTCTGCATACAACGCAACTGGCTCATTCCCATCCCGTTTAACAATTTTACGAGGCATTCGTTTTGCATTAGGTAGTTTCTTGGGGTTAATAATCCCCATACCACGGCTAGTTCTCATATCATCCGTCCTCTAGTCTTACCACGCTGAGCTATACCATCTGCTCTTTTAGAAGCAGAGGGCGCTTTTATTTTGCCACCAGCTTTATACGGTTTTTTAATTACTTTCATTGGGCTTTCTGACCCGATACCACTTAATGAAGCCGCAGAACGCTGTCCCGAAACATACTCTCGCAGAGCTTTTTGATGCTTTTCCGCTTCAGCCTTACTAGCCGCATCAGCAACTTTTTCTGCTTGCATGCTACGTAATACTCGATCTGCATGTCGTTCGGTTTCACGATCCATTACTGCCTTTTCTAACTTACCATCAAACGGGGATGGACCTGTTTTTAAAGGCGTCTGTTTCCTAGGCTTAAGGTCTTCAGCACTGCCAAACCCTAAGTCAAGCTGATCAAGAGGATTAGTGGGTCTAACCTTTGACATTACTTACAAGCCTTACCGCCCATACGCATCTTAACCATGGTGCCTTTGGTTTTACCTTTAGCGGCAATACCGTCAGCACGCTTGGAGGCAGAACCACCAGCAGCCATTTTCTTCATGCCGGCTTCTTTCATCTCATGTTTAATCATGGCTTTGGGTGCACCTTTTTTCTTCATGAACCCAATTTCTTTTTTAACCATCATTTTTGATTCTTTCATGCTGTTAACCCTTTCTGTATAAGTTGGTCAATTTTTGCTTCAAGTTTGTTAAAGCGTTGGTCAATGTGTGCAGTAATTTTGTCAACTTCTGCTTTAGTAACGTTATCACGAGCTATCTCCAATTTAGTATTAATTAGCATTTGCTCAAGGTCTTTTAGCTTAGTGTTCTTTTCACGAGCAATAAACCCGACTACCCCAACAAATGCGGTTAGTAGGGCAGACCAAATACCTAGAGCAATAGCAAAAAACTGTTCCATTAGATTATCCGTCCTCTGGTTTTACCTTTAACTGCAATGCCGTCAGCACGTTTGGAAGCGGATGAGACTTTTACCTTACCGCCTTTTTTCATACCAGCTTCCGCTTGAGCCTGTTGTTTGGTTTTCTTACCCGCGGCGATTTCGGCTTCTAAAGCAGCAATTTTTTCGTCTTGGGATTTACCAGCATCACCGGTAACGGTGTCCACAACCCTATTAATAGTGTCGGATATGAAAGGAGCAGTTAAACCACTTCCTAATTGTTTAATTACATTACCTTGCTGTTTAATTAAGTCCATAGTTACACTATCCGTCCTCTAGTTTTACCTTTAACTGCTATGCCATCGGCACGGGAAGAGGCAGAGGATACTTTGCCCCCTTTTTTGTAGTTCTTAGTAATATCTCGGTTTGATTTAGGCATTGCTCCGCTACCGCCACCTTTTGTTGATTTTTGTTCTTCCATTTGCCTAATAACTTCATTGAGTTTAGGAAAATCCGTTGGCAATTTGGGAAAAGGATTCGGGGCTGTTATATTGGCAGCGCGAGTAGCTTTCTTTTTTTCTTCAATAGCTTTTAGAGTTTTTTCTCTAAGATCATCAGCGTCAATCATACAATCCTTCCTTTAGTCTTACCACGCACTTCGCACCCGCCGCCACGAACTTTTCCACCCTCGTTGCAGTTCCAAGCCCGTAGGGACTTGTTGATGCGTGAGTTGGGATCATTAGCGGTTTTAGCA